TGAACCAAACTCATACAGCAATCTCCACGACACTAGCTGATTTCTATGCTGGTGATTGGGTTGATAAACTGGATGAGGCAAAAATTAACATTGATGAGCGTATGGCTATCGCCCGTGGCGGTGCTAAAGCGCTTGGTCGAAAGTGTGACGATCAAATCCTTACAACTCTCGACTCAACTTCACAATCTACCGTTTCTGTTGGCGTAGGTTCATCCGCCGCCGCTAGAAATGGTTTGCTCGGTATGATCGAAGCACTCATCAGTAATGATGCATACGAACCGGGAAATATGTATGGTGTTATGTCCCCTAAAATGTGGGCTATTGCATCTACTATTCAAGAGTTCGCGTCCTCTGACTATGTTGGAGCCGATGGGCAAGTTTACAATAACGGCGCACCTGTAGGCGCGTGGAAACGCTGGGCGCAAGTTATGTGGACAGTTCATTCTGGCAACCCGGGTGTAGGAACAGCTACATCTAAAATTTTCGTATGGAATAAATCTGCTGTTGGATATGCTTCTGGGAAATCCCCCGGGAATCTAGCAGGGACTATGTCAGGTGAAACATCTGTTGGCGCAGATATCACGTGGCACGGTGATCGGGCGGCTCACTTTGTGAACCACGCTATGTCCGGTAATTCTGTAATGATTGATGATGGTGGAGTTATCGAGGGGAACCTTGATGATACAGCCGCTATCCCAACTTCGTAACTTGATTGGGGGGCTTTGGCCCCTCAATTGTTTTTTGAACCTTAGATTAGGAGACAGATATGGCGTTTATAGCGGCTGATCTGACTAACATGGGTTCGTATAATGGCTTTAATCATTGGCGTTATGATACTTTGGAAGCTTCTACAGCCGTAGATGCGGCAGGGTATTTTAATAACGACGATGACGACCAGATCTTTCAGGTTGGCGACTTAATCTTTACCGTTGATTGGACAACTGCTGTCCGCACCGGTACAATAGCCGGGATGGGCTTACATATAGTTAATGCTGTCTCGGGAGGTGCTGTCGATATATCTGATAATGTTCTGAACGCCTCTTATGCGGATTCAGACTAAGTAGGATAACGCGGAGTACGGGCTTCTCTTTTTTTCTCTCCTCCTTGTTGGGGAAGCCCGTATATTCGCAATTTTAACAGGAGAACATATGATAAAGGCAAAAGCCCATAAGCTAAATAAACCCGAAGACGGGAATTTTGGCAAAGTATGGAACTATATTTGTGATCAGCATGAAATAAAAGAATGTTTTAACCCGGGGTTTTTTAATACGTTAGGTGGAAACTTAATGGCCGGGGATATGATTCGCATGATCGAAATAAGACAGAATAGGGTACATTCCTTATTTGAAGGAATTATTTTAGAAGTTACGGCTGAAAAAAACGGCCCAAATGTGGTGTTTTACCCTATCAATGATAAAGTGTTGCGATTTCCGACATCTAAATCGAAAGAGGCGCCAAAGGAAGACCCACTTCCAGAATTTATCTCGGGTACCGGGGCGGTAGAATGGAATTTAGGAAAACGGGCGTATGTTATTTCCGTGGACGGAAAACCTGTTTGCGAGATTGAGAATAAAGACGAAGCCCATGCTGTTGCCCGAGGAGATAAACCAATACCTGTTACTGCATAAAAGGAGATTTGTATGCCCAGTGAAACCGATATAGCGAACGTTGCATTAAGGCTAGTTGGGGGTACTAGAATAACTTCTTTAACGCAAGCTACCCCAAATGCTAACGCCGTTAATGATATATACGAGCAAGTCCGAGATGATATGCTCGAGTTCCCGTGGAATTTTGCAACTCAACGTGTAGAACTAGCGCAGTTATCCACAACGCCCGCATTTGGGTATGATTTTGCGTACGCACTTCCCGCCGATTGGCTTTATACGATTTCTGTACATGATAACGACGGCGGTTACGGCACTATAGACTATCGCGAGGAACAAGTTGCCAACCAAAAAGTTTTATCGACCGATAGAACGTCAGTTTATTTAACCTACGTTAAAAAAGAAACCGACCCTAATTTAATGCCCGCATCCTTCCGCTTGGCGTTAGCATCTGCCTTGGCTCGTAATTTGGCAATCCCGCTTGCTAACTCTAACGTGCTTGAAGACCAATTAGCCGCCCGGGCGGTGAAAGATTTAGCAAGAGCGAAATCTATTGACGCTTTGAGTTCATTTCCAGAACCCCGACCGCGGGGATCATGGGCAAACTCTCGAAATGGACTTAAATAATGCCAAGAGTCCAACCACTAACTCCGTCTATGAATACGGGGGAACTTACCCCCCGTCTTGCATCTAGAGTTGATTTCAATAAATACCCCAGTGGCCTAGAAACAATGGAAAACCTTATCCCTCTACCCGAGGGAGGGGCCATGCGTCGGGCCGGATCGCGCTATATCTCAGCTACTAAAACCGGCGCAACAGTAAAATCCCGTCTTAAAAAGTTCGAGTTTTCTACAACTCAGAACTATATTATCGAGATGGGCAATAACTACATGAGATTTTTTCGGAACCAAGGTCAAATCACTGTTCCGAATATTACAGCCTCCATAACTAACGGAACATTCGCTTCAAATATTACAAATTGGGGGGATATTTCTGGTGTCGGCTCCTCTATATCTCACGACTCTACCAATCAAAGACTCAGTTTAAATTCTAATGGATCAACTAACGCCCATGCTGAACAAATGGTAACAAATTCTTCCGCCCTCGAACACGTTTTACAATTTCAAGTCGTTGGTGCGCCGGGAGATTATGTGCTGTTTAGAGTAGGAACCTCCAGTTCAGGCACCCAAATAGTCGACGATTTTATTGCTGAAGTCGGATATCATTGTTACTCATTCACCTCGACAGCGGCTGACTTTTATGTTCAATTTATAAATGAACTTGGAAAAACGGTCCAAATAGATAATGTTGCGCTACTGGATAACGCCCCCGTCGAATTAAATACGCCTTACGCCGAAGCTGACTTATACCAAATAGAAGGTCCGCAATCTGCTGATATCTTATATATGTTCCATGAAACGTACCCGACTTATCGTCTTGAAAGACGCGGGCATACCACATGGTCATTGGTAGAAGTCCCATGGCAAGACGGCCCTTGGTTAACTAAAAATAACACCGCTACCACATTAACCGCATCCGCCGCCACTGGATTAGGAATAACAATAACCGCCTCATCAACTACAGGTATTAATGATGGGCGGGGATTTTTATCGACTGATGTGGGAAGATCGATTCGATTAACTGATGACTCAACGACCAATTGGGGATGGGGGGTGATCACGGCTGTTGGAGGGACAACCAGTGTTACTGTTGATGTGGAGAGAACCTTTTCGGTCACTACCGCAGAAACCGAATGGCGTTTAGGCGCTTGGTCTGGTACTACTGGTTACCCTTCAACGGGCGCCTTTTTTGAGCAAAGGTTATACGCCGCTGGAAACACGGATCAACCCCAAACATTTTGGGCTTCGCAGACGGGGGATTTCGAGAATCATTCGCCGGATAGTGATCCGACTGCCGGAACGTTTGACGGTACGGTACAAGATGATGACGCATTAGATTTTACTATATCAGCCGATAACGTAAATGCTATTCGATGGATGTCAGCCGGTGAAGATACTTTATCTATCGGAACTACTGGTGGTGAATGGGTTCCGTCTTCTACGGGGGCGGTTATCACACCTTCTGATATTACTGTTCGCCGACAAACAACTCACGGCTCGGCGCAAATAGCCCCGGTTCGGGTTGATAATATTGTGCTATTCGCCCAACGGGCAAAACGTAAAATTCGAGAATTCGGGTTTACATTTGAAACGGATGGGTATCGCGCGTTTGATATGACTCGTTTAGCCCAACATATTACATTAGGCGGGATCGTAGAAATGGATCACGCGGAAGAACCTGATTCTCAAGTCTGGGTTGTGCGGGAAGACGGACAATTACCAGCTATGACATTTAGACGACAAGAAGATGTTGTCGGATGGGCAAGACATATCATAGGAGGATCGTTTGGCAGTGGGAATGCTGTTGTCGAAAGTGTAGCTGTAATCCCGGGCGCAAACGGGTCGGGACAAACCCACGATTCGACGAATAGAGATGAAGTCTGGATACAGGTAAAAAGAACTATTAATTCGAATACGGTTCGTTATATAGAAATGTTCGAACGAGATTACGAATCTAGCCAAGATGCTAAAGACGCAGTTTACAGTGATTCGTGTATTACCTATAGTGGAGCATCAGTAACAACTATCACCGGCCTCACCCACTTGGAAGGCGAAACTGTTAAGGTATGGGCGGATGGAGCGATTTTGGCCGATAAAGTTGTATCAAGCGGAAGTATTACGCTGGATATAGCTGTAACTAAAGCGCAAATCGGATTAGGGTATACCCATAAAATAAAAACGTTAAAAATAGCAGATGGAAATAGAGCGGGGACGGCAGTCGGAAAAACAAAACGAATAAACGGGGTTACTTTTGTTCTTTTATATAGCCACACGATAGAATACGGCCCCTCTTCAACAAACTTAACAAAAAACGATTTTAGAGAAGTCTCGGATGAAATGGATTCTATGGTGCCCCTATTTACCGGGGAGTTGTTCGTAGAATTCGATGGTAATTGGGGGTCAGACCCTAGAATCCATATAGAAAGTGACGACCCGGCTCCTTTTACGCTTTTAGCTATCGCGCCGGAAGTAAAGATTAACGCTTTAAAATAAACCTTTAAAACTGTACAATATGAGAAGATATGTTGATTGGCCTGATCGTCTATTAGACTTTATTTCAAAACGAGATCGAACAGGTTTATCTTGGGGCGAATCGGATTGTTGTTTATTTGCTTGCGACGCAATCCAAGCTATGAATGGGTCCGATCCCGGGTACTGGTTTAGAGGAAAATACAACACAAGAAAAGAAGCATTTAAATTGTTAAAGCGTTTTGGCGGAGGTGGGTTAACAGAAACAACGGAACGGATAATGGGAGAAATGCATTACCCCGAAATCAATTCGACTAAAGCAAATTCCGGGGACTTGGTTTTGATTGATGTTGAAAACGTGCATCCCGACGCTCATGGTTTAACAGCGGCTATTATGATTTGCCCGGAAGTAGCTATCGCACAAGGAAAAGATACTTTGGTTTATGTAGATCATCCTCAAATAGAAAGGGCGTGGGCGATATGATGTTTCCTAAAGATGTTTTAAACTGGCCGGTCGTTACAGGATGTCATAGAATTTCAGAAGGCTGTAATAGTTGCCCGTCTTACTGGGAATATTTTAACGAAGAAAAAGACTACAGTCCTAAAATACATACAGACGTTTTAATGGAACCGTTAATGAACCCCGAACCTTCTGTTTACGAAGTTGCTTTTGGTTCCGATCTATTTCATAACGACGTTCCTTTAGAATTTCAAAGAAAAGTTTTTGAAGTAATGAACAAAGCCGATTGGCATACTTTTTCAGTCGGAACAAAAAGAATTGCAAGAACGGCTCTGCTTCATTTTAATTTTAAGTGGACAAAAAATATACAACTTACTGTCGGTGTTGAATCAGGTCATTACGTTTGGAGGATTGGTATTTTAAGAGGGATACCCGCAAAAAAGAAGGCGGTATCAATCGTCCCGATTCTTGGGCCGTTTGATAGACATATCGATTTTAGTGGTATAGATGTAGTAGGCGTGGCCCCAGAAACGTGGGGGTACAAACGCCCGTATGATCCTCAATGGATAGAAAACATAAAACGGAATTGTTTAGAACAAGAAATTACAATGTCCGAAAATACTATATTATATTCACACGAAGGTAATAAATCTCATGCTGTTAGATGAATTTGATGTAGATCAACTCTTTAGAAAAAAATGCCAGTGTTTTGGGGCGACAGGCGCTACAATCGCGACTATTGTAGGGACAACTGTTACTGCGGCGGGTATGATTCAACAAGGACAAGCCCAAGCGGCTCAAGCAAATTATCAAGCAAAAGTTGCCCAAAATAATGCGCTTGTAGCGCGACAACAGGCAACACGGGCGCAACAACAAGCTGATCTCGATAAACAAGATTTTCTACGAAACCAAAGTGATCTATTATCGTCCCGAAGAGCCTTACTGGGAGGCGTCGGTGTTTCGGCGGGAGCCGGGTCACCTTTAGCCGTTTCGTCCGATTTTGCAGGGGAAACCGCATTAAACGCGTTGCGTATTCAGAATCAGGGGGAAGTAGAAGCAAACCGATTACAACAAGCCGCCGTAAATCAACAAGCACAAGCAGGGCTTTTTAGAGCGCAAGGTCGTCAAGCGCAAACAGGATCGTTTTTTAGAGCAGGGGGAACTTTACTTAGTGGAATAGGAAAAGCATCTGGAGGATTTAAATCTCCAAGTGGAGGCGGTTCAACATCTACTGTCAGAGGACAAAAAATTATCCCCGGATTTGATTATTTTTAAAGGATTTTAAAATGCCAGTTCAATTACCAAGAAGAAGAGAAGTAAGAGGAAATAGAAAGTACGCACAGCCGATAACGCGAAGAAACATTCAAGCGGTGCAGGGACAACGTGACCCCGGAGCGCAAGGAGGCCCGAATGCTAGTGCAACTCCCCTTGCGTTTGGCGGTGGCAAAGGCTTAATTGATGCGGGGGAACAACTGCAACAGTTGGGCGCTCAATGGCAAAAGCAAGAAATGTTAGAACAAGCCCAACGGAATAAAATTCGACAAGAAGCTATACTACTAAATCTTAAATACGAACTAGATCAGTTACAAATCCGACCTAAAACCGCTGGAATCGCCAAACCATCGTCGCGACCCAATCTACCGAACGCGGGAGGTGGCGGGTATATGGGGCCAATGACTTCCGGCGGAGATGTTGCAGATATGGGCGTCTGGAAAGAAAATAAATAGGAGATCGTTATGGCAGAAGAAGCAAAAATTAAAACAGGTTCGGCGGATTGGTATTTAGACCCAGTTCAAGTAAACACTCAACTCGGTCTTATGAATCAGTTAGCCCAAGAAACCGTTCGACAAAATCCAGATTTACCCGAATTGGCAAACAAAGTACAGGAACTCCTTTACGAAAAGTCGACTGCACTAAAACTAACCGCTCAACAAGCTACGGAAGAAAGAATAAAAGATCAGTTCGAAGAAGAACTGCGAAAAACAGTACAGTTTTATGGAGTACAAGGTGAATTCGGAAGAGTGTACGAAGACATGGTAAGGGTATCATCAAATTATTTCGATACACTAGACCCGAACTATATACGAGACACCGTTAGAACTAAATTTGGGGATTATTTTTCTCTCCATTTTAACGCTTCCGCACAAAACCCAAGTCAACAAAAAATAGATATTTTAACAAAAGCAATAGACAACCCTGATATGCAAGGGCTTGTACCTCTCGACACGATGAAACAGGCGAGAGTTATTAACGCGCAAATGATAGACGCTTTACAGAAAACAAGTGAAGACAGCTATGCTTCAAGACTAAAAAACCTTAACGAATATCAAAGAACGCACCCCGAAGCTGTTTTTACTGACAATCAAAAAAGCCGATATTTATTTACCGGAAATTTCGACGCTATTGACCCAAGTAAGCAAACCGAACTCGAAAAAAGGCAAGCAATTCTAGAAGCCGTAAGAAATATTATGCCTCTCCCAAAGGAATGGGAGGCTATGTATCTAGCGGAAGGGAAATTTCCAGAAGACGCTAATAAAGATATGGTGGCTAGAAGAGCGCAAATAGACCTCATAAATAAGGGGCGAGTCGCAGATGGTGTACCAGAACTTCCTCAACATAAAGCCGATATTTTTGTTTTAACCGGTACGTGGCCTAAAGATACTACTATGGAAGAAAAATTAAAAATGAACGCGGAATTCATTAAACGCGATCCTACTTGGGCGGGCAGTAACCGAGAAAAGAAATTTTTAGGGGCGACATTAAGCCCAACAGAAAAAGGTCAAGAAATAGTAGAAGAATTAGCGGGCGCGTTAAATTACGGTCAAGGCGAATTTGAAGACCCGGTAGTACCAACACAAGAAGAAATAAAAAGAAAACTAAATATAGACAAAAAAGGGTCTTTGGTGAATGTAAATGTAGGGGAAGATGCTTATGAAAAAGAAACTGGTACCTCGATAGCAAAAAGACAGGCAGACAGGATAGCCCTTAGAGAGAGAGCGTTTAACGATAAAGATACACTGGCTC